TGAAATTGCTCCAGATTTTTCACTCGAAGCGCTTTGATTTTCTGGTAATTCGCATCGGTAAAATCCAAAGTCGATTTGGTGTATTCGTAGGTCATTTTTACACGTTCGGCATATTTTTTCAGCATATGAGTTTCAACTGAAAAACATTTCAACTATTTAAAAAATTATGTACTGCCTATTTTGTTGTTTTTAGCATCGTAGTATGCTAAACTTTTAAATTCTTCAGTCTTTTCACTAGTAGTGTGGAAGAATGTAAAATTATTATCAGGGGTTATAATCATTTCACTTTCTGTATTTTCATCGATTTTAAAAATAATTGAATGTGCTTTTACAGAATTATTGGCATGTTTAATAACACGTCCTGATGCGGGTTTAATTTTTGGATTGAATTTTATCTCAATCTCAAATTCTAATTTAACCAAGTCGATTTTATAACCATTCTTATCTTCAAAATAAAAAGTGACAGGTGGAATGTTTATTCCTAGTTTTAAAGGGAAAATTGGTTTTTCTTCAATTGTCTTTATATTATTTACATAATATTTTAAAGATTGCTCGTTAATGAATTTAGAAGCTGCATCTAAGGTCTTTTTCATTAACATAGTGATGTAGTGTTTTTCGCCCGTTGAATAATCTATTACTTCATTCTTGTAATCATGTATAGACTCGTCAATGTTAAGCGATTCATTACTACCTGCGTATATAGTGTGCTCAATATTTTTTTTGCTTATTTCAAGTTTAAAATGCGAAAAGTTAGGCATTAAGGTGTTTAAGTAATCAGGGCTAATTTGCTCAGCAGTTAAAAGGTCTATTCCAAAATTTTTGGCTTGAGTTATTGCACCACGTTGATATCCCCTCGCACTTACGAAAACCATTTTGTTAATCTCTTTGACCGTTGAACACTTGGACTTAAAAGCTTCAATCTTTTCGATTGGAACTCTTGAGCGATAGTCTTTGCATTCAATTGCAATACACATGTCGTAACCGTTAAGCTTAGATTTAATTACAACATCAAATTCTCTTTCAATTCCACTCTCACAAATTAGTGTGTGACTTAAGAAAACTTTAGTATCAGCCGAATTGTTGAATGTTTCTTCAATTAGCTTAATTGTTTTTTCTAAAGGTTTACCGCTTTTTCTTTTTATCATAAATATTTCGTTCCTCCTCTTTACTTACGGGGCGTTGATATTATTTTTTATATAAAAATAATAATTAAATGAAACAATTTCACAAGGATTTAAAGAAAGTACAAAAAAGACTTGCAGTACTCTCAACAGCTGGAACTCTTTGAGGCTTACAAAGTCAGTCCCACACAAGAAATAAAAGACCAAATCTTCAATGCTAATATAAAGCTGGTCTTTTCAATAGTAAGCAAATATAAAGATTTTAAAGGTGTACATGTTGAAGAGGCGCAGCACTTTGGCTTTATCGGGTTGGTTTGCGCAATCAATCATTTTGACACCTCAAAGAAAATAAGATTTTCCACCTATGCGACTAGGGTAATCACCAACGAGATAAACAACGGATTGAATTTGTTTACGGGTGTTATCCCGATACCCAAGCATTTATACAAAAAAGTTAAGTCTGAGTTGATACAAGAAATTACAACCTCAGATTTAGAAAGTCTTCAACTGGAAAACCAAACACACGAAAGCGACATCGATAGCAAAATCGATAAGCAAATCTTTTGGCAGATGCTCAACAAGTATTGCACAGAGGACGAAATCGACATCTTAATCAAAATGTATTGTTCGGAACATGAGACAAAACTTGTCAACGTGGCGAGGTCAATAGGTCACACCAAGCAATACACCTACAACAAACTGCAAAAAATAATAAAAAGGCTGAAAGAAAATGAAGTCTTTAAAAATAATATTAGAAATACCTAACGCCTAGGGTTTTGCATTCCTATAATAAAAATATGAGTAAATATTTAAAATACACAGAGGAACAAAAACAAGATGCGGTAATGCGCATTTGTGAAGAAATCAGTATTGGGGCTTCTTTAACTGAAACCCTCAACAAATACGGTGCGGTAAGCGTGCCAAGTTTTCATTATTGGCTAAAGAAAAACCCTGAGTTTAAAGACATGTACACCGTTGCACAAAAGCACCGAGAACAATTTTTCTTTGATGAAATCATAAGAATCGCAGGAAGCGAAGAGCCGACAGCAGTTAAAAAATATCGCAACGGTGAGTTATACGAAACCATTGTAAGAGATAACGTTGAAAGCAGACGTTTAAAAATCAATGCGCTTAAGTGGTGCTTGGGTAAAATGAACCCTAACAAATACGGTGAAAAGGTAATAGTTGATAATGAGACGCAAACAGCAATAACGAGCATCAAATTTATCGACATCAACGATGCAACTACAGATTAAACCCCTTAAACATCAAAAAACTTTCTTGTTATCTACAGCACCACACACCGCTCTTATAGGTGGCTACGGTGCAGGTAAGTCACACGCTGGGGTAATGAAAACAATCATTAAAAAGATACAGTACAACGGCTTAAATGTCGCCTATTATCTACCTACTTACGCCCTTATCAAAGACATTGCTTTGCCAAAGTTCAGCGAATTACTTACTGAATACGATATACCCTATAAAATCAACAAGCATGACAACACAATAACAACACCGTACGGTAAAATCTTGCTTAGAAACATGTCAGACCCCAACAAAATCGTTGGTTATGAGGTCGCTTATAGCATGATTGACGAAGCTGACACGCTACCCAAGGGCAAAATGGCTGATATTTTCGTTAGAATACTGGGACGTAACAGGTTAAAACTACCAAACGGTGAGCATAATTGCGTTGATACAGTCAGCACACCCGAGGGTTTTGGCTGGTTATATGAGTTTTTTGTTAAGCAACCGAGCCAAAACAAGCTAATTATTAGGGCTAGAACCTACGACAACCCGCATTTACCTACGACTTATATCGATAATTTAAGAGAATCGTACAGCGAGCCGCAATTTAACGCTTATATCAACGGTGAGTTTGTAAACTTAAACAGTTCTAGCGTATACAATGCTTACAATCGTAAGGTTAACAGTTCAACTGAAACAATAAAAGCCGAGGACATTTTATACGTTGGATTGGATTTTAATATTACCAACATGAATGCGGTAATACATGTAATGCGTGACAAGGTTTTACATGCAGTTGATGAAATTTATAAAGCTTTCAACACTCAGGATATTTGCGACATCTTAAAAGCAAGGTTTCCTTTTCACAAGATTTATATAATTCCCGATGCGTCAGGAAATGCAAGAACAACCAGCGGTGCAAGTGACTTTACAATCTTGTTGAACAACGGTTTTAAAATCGATGCACCGAGAAAAAACCCGAATGTTAACGAGCGTGTAAACGCTATCAATTTAGCATTTCAAAATGGTACGTATTACGTTAATGATACGGCTTGCCCGAACTATGCCGAGGCTTTAGAAAACCAAATCTACAAAAACGGTGTTCCTGATAAAACGGGCGGTTATGACCACATAACAGAGGCGGCAGGTTACGCAGCATTCAAAAAGCTATACGGTAAAAAATTACAAGTACTGTAAGAGTTTACTTTTTGGGATTAGCAAGGATATTAAAATAAAAAATCATACATGAAAAAAACTACAGGCTGCGCAAGTTGCAAAGGAAAACCAGCGAGTGACAAAGACCACTTACAAAAGATGCTCTTAAATTATTTTCCAATTCTCGAAAATGAGTTTAGAGAACTGGCAGAAAACGAGCTAGAAAATGAAGCCGTTTTTAATGAATTATTCAACGGTGAAAAAATTGATTTTGGAAAACTGAAAGCAGTTTATCACTATCAACAATTAAGCAAGATTAAAAACTAAAAAATGAAATTATCACAAGTAACCGAAAGGATATACAGAACTAAAAACGACATTCCTTTCTTGAGGTTAAAACAATTCGGTGACGAAATCAAAGGACAAGAAACCGACATCGATTTAATCGCAAAGAAAGTCAAAGAACACTTTAATACTAGCGACTTAGTCGGCTTTCAAAAAGCACTAGAGACCGACCCGAAAAAAATCAACTTCACATTTAAGGTTGATTTGGATTTGAAGAAAGCAGCGAAGTACATCGACGCTGATACGTTCCAACTGGAAAACGATTTGGATGCATTGCTAAGGTTGTTCGTAAGTCCCAAATATTTTTCTCAAAAGATTGACGTGCATAAAATGAAATATGCCGAATGTGAATACATTATAAATTCTTTCTTGCCAGCTTATTAGACTATAAAAACCGCCACCCGTATATCTACAACCCACCCGTTATATACCAAGGTGAAACCGAGCAGACACAAGGAACACTAGAAAGACAGGCGTTTAATAAGCATTACGGGGCGTACTTAGAAATTCTATACATGCTAACAAAGGGTGACATGACAAAGATTGACGACGTACTCGAATGGGAAACCGACAGATTTTTATTTCAAGGCGAATACCTAATAAGAAAACGACTTGTTGAAAGTCTAAAATAAAAAGAATACTAACAATTAAAACTTAATGAATGAAATATATACGCTAAATGATTGGTTGATTAAAGAGTTTCAAAAGAACATTTTAGTTAACACAATTTCAACGTTACCAACACTTCAATTAGATGTTAACCAACAAAACATTTACCCGCTTGTAAACTTAGATTTACAAGATACCGACATTACCGAAAGTACTGTCTCAGCCAACTACAAAATTACGATAGTACAACAACGTGACGTAAAGCCACAGTTGACAGATAACAAACTTCTTGTTGATACCAACTACATTGACAACGTTAGCGAAACGCATTCAATCGCACATAAGCTATTGAATAAGCTATTAAGAGACCACAACGATAACAATATCGAGCTTACTTCACAATCAACGCTTAGACAGCTTAAAAATTGGTCACGCAATTCACTTGACGGTGTGCAGTTCGATATTGAATTAACGATACCCAACCAAGGCACGATATGTTAAGCACAGAAGAGATAAGAAAGATAGCCCAGCAAATCGTTGACGAAAGTAAAAAGACTGCACATGTTGACCAAGGAACGCTAAAGCGTTCAATAAGCTACACAATCGACAAAGGTAAATACATCTTTCGTCAAATGTACTACGGGTTTTACGGTGAAGACAACCCAAGCGGGATAAACTCACAGCTTGAACAGAACGCAAAGCGGCTAATGCCAAGCGGTGTAGAGTACCAAGTCGTAGGAACAGACATAAGAGGTAACACCGTTGAGACTACAATAAAAAAAAGCGGGCGAAAATTGACCAAAACGTCAACGAGCACTACCAGCAATAAGCAGACAACCAGCAATATTAAAAAGCTGATTGACCGAGCAAAACAAAACCGTTTAAAAAATGGCGATAGCGAGAAAGAGAAGAACTAAAGAAGAAATTGCAACTGATAAAATTATACATGAAGAACTAGACAAGCTTGGTGAAACCATTTATAAAGAAGCAAAGCAAAATTCTAGGGTTGCCAAAGATACCTATTACAAAACTGACAGAGTACAACCAGCGGGAACACTAAACAAAGCAGGGGGAACGCTAAGAGATTCGATAAATTTTAGAATTGAACATGATACAACGCTGGTGCTTGCTCAGGTAGATTACGGAGCATACCAACACCCAAACGAATTACTTGAAAGCGTTGACCTTCACACGCCCGATGCAACCAAAGCAATCATACAAACAATAACGACAATACTTACACAACCGTTTACTACTAATGCCCAGTTTAACCAATGACTTAAAAACTATAATCGACACACCCGACAAAATTAAATTTTGCAATAGTCCTATTCACATAAGACAGACCGCAATCGGTGTAAGCAATCTTATCAAAAGCGTTACGCACTACTTGTGGATTTGGAACACAGACCAAAATAAAGTGCTTGGTGATGCAACGCAAGTACTGCCTAAAGAGCTTGTTAGTCAAAGTGATGCCTACATCAATGTTAATATTGCCGACCTCATAAAATCCTGGCTTATTAGTCCCGAGAATGCACGAAATACAAACCAACCACAATTTGCTTGGAACACTTACAGCTTGCCAGCACAAACAGGGCAAGGTGTATTTTATCAGTTGATAAGTGAAGTACTAGAACAAGACCCGTCAACTGATGCAATCATAAAACAGACGGTTGTAAGTCCGACTTATTTTGCAACGTTGGGTTATCGTTGGAACTATGAACAGAACGCAGGCAGCGACAACGGAATCACACCGTACTTGTCAAATCCTTTTGGGCGCAGCATCTTAAGAAAATACAATCAGTCAATTGACAACTATTTTACCAATTCGTTTAACCTTGGTCAGCCAGTTGATAGTTGTACAACGGGAAACATGATAAATCAAACTAAGATAGCACCGCCAGCAAATCAAAGCTTTTGCGCTTGGGATAATTATTTGATTGTTTTCTTAAACAAATTAGGATTGTGGGACACGTTTACACCGTTCGGCAAAACTATAATATCTACAAAGATAGATACTAACAATTCAAATCGAATGTTTAGAGACCCAAGTTACATTGATAACTCGCAAGTGCATTCAATGCTTAGGGACTCGATAAATGTACTGGAATCATACACAATCAATTCGGGTCACATTGATGAAACAGCAACGCAATTGATTGAAGAGATTGCTTACAGCCCAAAGGTTTATTTAGTCAGGTTCAAAGGTGATAAAGTTACAACTGCTTCAACAGGGATAACAGTTGATAGCACCTACATAACGGTTGACAATACAAATATTACAGTAGATAACGACACCGTAACGGCTGAAAGTATCGGTTATTTTTCAACCTACCAACAGATTCCAGTTATACTAACAAACCCGCAAGACCTCATAAATAAAACGAGGCTCAACGACAAGGTAAATATTGAATATACATTCAAGTTTGACCAGACAAATAACAAGATTTTAGATATAAAATAAATGCAGGTAGTAACCGAAATTTACATAGCACCCTTTAGCGGGTCAACTGATTACGTAAAGCTAGACTTGTACGGTGACGAGACAATCAATTTAGTCTATACACTAAAAGACGTAACAGATTTGAGCAAGGTTTTTGCGCCTTATTCGTTATCGTTTACAATTCCAGCAACGCCAAAAAATAGACAGGCGTTGCAGTTTTTCGGTGATACAGATGTT